CGTTTTCCGAACTCTTGTTGATCACAACGTAACCGCCGGACTGCCCCGTAATAAGGTCGGTTGCTCCGGCAATGGCTGCGTTCATCATGGAGGGGATTTTCTTGACCTCCTTGCTCAAACGGGATGCCGTGGCACTTGCCGTGTTCACATCGTTGAGTAGGTTTGCCTGTGTTGCGCCCATGGTGATGGAGATATACTTCTCAGCCAGGGTGTCATATTTCGTGGTGATGACCTTTGCCTTTGCGGAGATGCCCAAAACACCATGGCGGATCAGCACCGTATCACAGAGCGAAATGCGCTCCAAAACCGCAGCGTATTCCGGCTGTTTCCACAGCGGTTCAAAGGCAACGGTGAGGGTCGGCAGAATCGTACCCAGGGAGTTTTCCGAAAGGTATGTGTTTGCCACCTCACGGAGCATTTCCTCGGAGATGTAGGCATCTTCCTCAAAATAGTCGGTAAAGTCCATGATGAGGGTTTTCGGCTGCATCAGCACCGTGTCCGTAATAGGCAGTACCGACTCTGGAAGGGTTAGGATGGCTTTTTCACCGTCCGGGTAAGTGGTGGTGCAGTACGGCATCAGATCCGTATAAGCATCTGCAAAATTGCTGTCATGCTCCATTTCTGTCATGTTCTTACCGTACTCAATGACAACCCCCGTATCATGACCACGGGCTGTGTGGTGGCGCACCAGGAAATTGTCCCATTCAAACTCACCACCCCAAATATCGAGGAAAGACCCGGTCACACCACCAATGCAGGCACGGACACTTTGGGGTTTCTCAATGACAAATTCATTGGAGGTGGCATTGTCCGTAACGCAGGTGAAGTTGTGGCTCGTGGCGGTCTGCTGAAGGATATGTTCCAGGGCATTTGCTGCCGTAACCGAACCCCCTTCCCAGGGGAGCGTGGCAATGTTGGAGAGGTCATAACTCAGATGTTGAGCATAAATCGTTACCTCACCGTTGATGGGCGTGGCAATGCGGTAAATGCGAAACATCTGCTCGTCAGCGGTGTCATTGGGTTTTGCCTTGATGAGCCGTTCTACACCAAGTTCTTTGAACATGGGTCCACCGACCGGGTATTTGAGAACACACTCATAGGCACCATTGCGTTCCTCGGTAACCTCACAGGAGGTGCAGTCCGCAAGAGCGCCGATGCCGAAGGTATTAAATTTGGTGGCATTTGCCTTGAAGAGAATTGGGATCATAGGCAACACCACCTCGGAGTGATTTGCACTTCCGTGATATCCCCGGAAAACAGCACCTCGTTGGGTCCGCTGTAAAGCAAAGGAAAACCGCTGCCGGACACCGTATCGTTTTTCGGAGTAGCACCCTTGTAAAAGTTCATTTGCTCCGAATCGATATCCAAATACCCGTCCAAATCCGTGAAAGTCCAGATGGAGGTCTTGGTCGGTGTGGTCAAGGTCAGCGAACCTTCACCCGTGCCAATGACACGGATGAAAGGCTTGCTGGTAAAGGGGTACGGGTTGTCAATGCTGTAATTGTCACCCACGAAGGTAACGGGAATATCACCCTCCGCGCTGTAGCGGAAAGGCTTACAGGAGAAGCTGATGGTGAACACACCGATGCGGTTCATCTCATCCTCAATGTCCAACTTTCCCGCGTACACCGCTTTTCGGTAAAAGGCTGTATCGTAGGTGTCCGTCAACGTATGGTAGCTGTCCTGTCCACCATAGAGCCAGCTTTTCACCAGGGTGATTCGCTCGGAAAGTTCGGTGAGTGTCTTTGCAGGAAGATACACGGAATAGGTTACCTGGACATTGGGGTAACGACCGCTTCCGGCAATAAGGTCACCATCACGGCCGGGGATGGACAGAAAGTCCACGTCGTATTTGGGCGCAGAAAATACATTCTTGCTCTCAATACGAAGCCCAAAGTCCAGAGAACTTGCTCCGTTATACACAAAATAATTCACGTAAAAACCACTCCTTTCCGTTTTGCAAATTCGCCTGCAGTGACCATTATCTCGTTGGTCAACTGCTGGATATCCTCATTGGAATAATTGTTGAAGTTCGTAATGTTCAGATTAAGTGCCAATGTTCCAGTAGTTGTGGGTACAGAGGCCGTAGGCACCGCTGTGGCAACCGCACCGCCGATGGTGGCATCCAAATCCACCTGGGCAGGAATTGTCAGCGAGAAGCCGTCTGCCAACTTGGAAACAGCCTCTGTGACCTCATACTGCAAAGAGTGGAACACATCCTGTACGGATACAGAAAGGTTCCGATACAGCTTGGCGATTGCCTCGCAGATGGTTTCAGCCAGGGAGAGTGCCTTGTCCCCATCAGCAGAAACAAGGGTTGTCAAAGGCTGTGCCTCAATGCTCGGTTCGACTTCAGAGGTGATAGGTTCTTCCTTGCGGACTTCGGATTTTACGGCAACAGGGGCGGTAACCTCCAGTTCCTTGCCGATATCCGACATGGCGTCCTTCAGCCCGACAGAAACGGATTCTGCGGCATTCACGGCGGCACGACCGTCCGCTTCGATGCTCTTTGCCACCTCTGCGAAGGTAAGGTTGTCTGCCATATCCGCGCCAAGGTCGGTAGCAAGACCGTGCATGGCATCGGTAATATCACTGCTCATGCCGATAGCGGCATCCACAGCTTGACCACCGTTTTTATTGATGGCACCGGCAAGACCGTCCACAAGCATTTCACCGACCCAGCCCATTTCCTTGGACGGGGATGCAATGCCGAAGAAGTCGCAGATGCCGTCCCAGATGGAGGAAATCCACCCGGAAACCTTATCCCAAAGCCAGGAAGCCAGGGACTGGATACCCGACCACAAACCACGGACGAGGTTGCCACCAACGGCAGCCATTTCAGAGACACCTTTACCCAATGCTCCAACCAGTCCGGCAATAATCTGCGGAACGGCCTTCACAATCTCCACGATGATGGTCGGCAGGTTCTGAATCAAAGAAACCAAAAGCTGAACACCAGCCATGATGATCTGAGGGATGTTATTCAGTACCGCATTGACAATGCCGGAAATAATCTCCGGGATTGCGGACACGATTGTGGTTATAATCTGCGGTAGCGCCTGGATGAGAGAAATCAGCAAATCAATACCCGCCTGGATAATAAGAGGAATTGCCTCAAGGACGGCTGTGATAATGCCCTCGATGATTTGAGGGATTGCCTCCACAATAGCCGTGATGATTTCCGGCAAGGCTGCTACCAGGGAGGTCAGCAGCTGAATGCCCGTCTCAATAATCTGCGGTATGGCACCAAGCAGAAAATCGATGATGCCCATAATGACTTCCGGCAGAGCCTCGATCAGCACGGGGATTGCGTTGAGAATACCCTCGGCAAGCCCCGTCACCAACTGTAAGGCGGCATCCAGAATCATGGGCAGATTGTCAATGAGGGTGTTGACCACCTCAATCACAAGCTGAACCACGGAAGGTATCAGTTCCGGCAAGGACTCTGCGATGCCCGTTGCCAGGGTGACGATCATCTTTAGGGCAGCATCCAAAATCATAGGCAGATTCTCGATGATGCCGTCCACCAGGGTCATGACCAACTGAAGCGCACCCTCTGCCAAAGCCGGGAGCGTGTCCATAAGCCCTTGCAGGACTGTAAAAACAATGGTCGCAGCGGTATCGATGATGGTAGGCAGATTGTTCATGATGCCGTTGACAAGACCCATCACCAGGTCTCCGGCAAGATCCAACATAATGGGCAGATACTCCATAATGGTGGAGGTGATTTCTTCCATTGCCACACCAACGGCGGCGCTGATTTTTGTAAAATCGCCTTCCGCTTCATTGATGGCATTTCCCAAAGTGGAAAGTGCATCCGTGATGCCTGCGGAAAGACCGCTGACAGTTGGCAGGAACACACCTTGAATGGAGCGTTTCGTACCCTCGATAGCGGATTCCAGGTCATTGTATTTAATTTGGTTTATTTGAGAGAGTGCATCGGTGACCTCATATGCGCCGTCCTCCATAGAAGAAAGGACCGGCAACACGGAAGATTCCAGGTCTTCGTACATGGTGCCGAACAAGGCAACGGCGGCAGCGTTTTTTGCCATTGGGTCATCCATGCTCTCCAAAGCGGAAACCACCTGGAAGAAGGCATCTCTTGCCTGGTCACCTCCGGCAGCGAAAGCCGCCATGGTTTCCTCGGCATTCAGACCCAATGCGGTAAATGCGTCTATGGTGGACTGGCTGCCGTCCTTGGCGCGGATGTTAAATTCCTTAACCGCGTCACCGACTTTGTCGATGGAGAACACACCGGCTTCGGCACCGCTGATAAGGCTCGTTAAGAACTCGTCAGCAGAAAGACCCAGGGCGGCATACTGTGCGGAATATTCGTTAAGGGTGTCCAGAAGGTCGCCGTTTTGGTCAGCGCCGTTCTGCGCGCCGTTTGCGATGATGTTATATGCTTCTTCGGCTGTGATACCGAAGTTTTTCATAAGTGCAGAAGCGGTACGGGCAGATTCCTGTAGGTCATAGCCGAAGGTATCACGGAGAGCAAAGCCTGCCTCTGTAGCCTTTTCCAGTTCCGCACCCATCAGCCCGGTGGTACGGGTAACAACAGAAATGCCCTCGGCAACGTCCTCCAGGTTATCCCCAAAGTTATGGGAATAGACCCGTTGGGCGACCTCACCGAGAGCCTCCAATTCTTCACCCGTTGCACCCGTAGATGCGCCGATCTGATTGACCGCTTTATTAAATTCATCGCCCAGCTTCACCAGTTCCACTCCGGCAGCTACAGCGGCAGCGGAAATCGCAGCCACAGCAGCACCGATGGTAGCGGCAATGCCGGTCGCAATACCACCTAACTTCTCAAAGCCACCTCCGGCTTTGTCAGCAGAATCGGCGGCATCTTCCACAGCCTCACCGAGTTCCTCTGCGGAGTCAGCGGCATCATCCATACCTTCGCTTGCCTGTTCCAGGGCTTCGGTGGTCTCATCCAACTCACCCTGCATACCGATTAGTTCAGCCTCGGCATTGTTTAACTGAATCTGCCACTGTTGGGTACGGCGGTCATTTTCTCCGAAGGATTTTGATGCATTGTCCAGGGCGGCACGAAGGGTTTCTACCTTCTTTTTCTGGGCTTCGACTTGTTTGCCGAGTGCCTGCTGTTTTGCCGTCAGAGCCTCGATGGAGGTGTTGTTTTTACCGAATTGTGCGGTTACCAGCTTCATTTCCGAGCCGAGAACCTTGAAGGCTTGATTGATTTCAGAGATTGATTTCTTGAATTCTTTCTCGCCTTCGAGACCAATTTTCAAGCCAAAATCATCTGCCATCTACACCACCTCCTACGTCAAATTCCCGCCGGGATGATTTCATCAATAAAATGTTCCCGTTTCGGTTTGGCCATGCCAGAGTATTGCTTGTGGCACTCCCAAAGGTCCAGGAGCAAGCCAAAGGGCATAAAGCCCACCTCCTCCTGGGTTAGGTGGAGATGGGCAAG